ATTGATTCATGTCAGGGGCAGTCGCGACTGCGTTCACTCCATCAAATTCAACAAAACTTTGCGTCACGTTGATAGCGCGGAATTGTCTCCCTGTTTTCTTGCTTTCCCAAATCGAACCTGTCTTAATCGTTACTGTGTTCATCTCAATTCTCCTCTCTCGTTTCCTATGACTTTATTATACGCTAATATATTAGTGTTGTCAAGAACTATTTTCAGAATAGTCCAAAATACTTTTTGTGCTATACTTTCTCGTCTGCGGGTGGCAACTGGAGACCAATAGCATGACAGCAGAACAGGCACGAGTTATCATCGGGAACGAGGCACAATACCGAACGTGGCAGGAGTGGGTTGGTCGAGGTCGTCCAACGGCGTATAATCTGGCACGCGCTTTAGACCGCCCTGAGAGTACCGTGAGCGGGCATTTAGTCGCGGCACAGATGCGGCTGAACCGTTGGGCTATGACACAAGCGGACGCACGGCTCGACCCCGTTTATGAGAGCGCACACGCTGCCGAATGCCGTGAATTGTCCTGCATCACGCTGGCAAATGGACATACGCCGTATACCGTCAGCGACAAGGTAGGAAAAAAAGTTTTACTGCGAAGCCGATAAATGCGCGTTTTTTGCAAATGCGGGGTATAAAGTAATTGGTGTGCAGTTTGTTCTTCGTTTCCTATCTCGTTCCGCCATTCCAGGTATACCTGGAATGGTGTTTTATTTTGCCTGATTATATGCTTATGACAACGATAGCCGACCTTACGCACGACCCGAAAAATGCACGCAAACACGGCAAACGCAACCTTGACACGATTGCGAAAAGTCTTGAGGAGTGCGGGGCGGCTCGCTCCATCGTGATTGATGAAAACGGCGTCATACTCGCTGGCAATGGGTTAGTCGAGGCAGCGGGGCAGTTGGGCATTGAGAACGTGCAGATCGTGCAAGCCGATGGCAACACCATCATTGCGGTTCAGCGCACCGGACTGACGGCGAAACAAAAGAAGCGGCTCGCTCTGTTTGATAACCGTTCTGCCGAACTCGCGGAATGGGATGCGGGCGCGATTGCAGAACTTGTCTCAGAAGATTTTGATTTTAAGGATTTATTTTCTACCGATGAACTTGACGCGATTCTTGCCGAACTCATGGAACCGGACGGCGGACTGCTCGCAACCGCAGACCCCGACGCCATACCAGAGAACGTCGAAACGCGGTGCAAGCAGGGCGATTTGTGGCAGTTGGGGCGGCATAGGCTATTGTGCGGGGATAGCACGAATTCTCAGCATATAGAACGCCTTATGAATGGCGAACTTGCTGACATGGTTTTCACCGATCCCCCCTATGGCGTTTCCTATGATGGCGGCATGAATAAAAAGAAGCGAGAAAAGTTATCAGGTGATGATAGCGGTGATCTCTACTACGACTGTTTGACTGTTGCTGTTGCTTTTATCAAATCCTCTGCTCCTTTATATGTTTGGTTTGCCTCCTCTGTCGGCAAACCGGTTTATGATACTGTCAACGCTATCGGGTACAAGATTCGCGCTATGATTGTCTGGAATAAAACAGACGCGCATTATGGCAATTTCATGGCGCAGTATATGCAAAAACATGAACCCTGCCTTTATTGCGTCAAGGATTCTCCTGCATGGTATGGCGCAACGAATGAGGTTACTGTTTGGGATATAAAGCAGCCCTCAGTAAATGAGTTTCACCCTACCCAAAAGCCTACAGAATTAGCCGTTCGCGCTATGCTTAATAGCACAAAGCAAGACGACATAATTGCAGATTTCTTTCTTGGCTCCGGCACGACGCTTATCGCCGCCGAACAAGAGAACCGCGTTTGCTATGGATTAGAGATAGAGCCGAAATACTGCGACGTTATCCTGACACGTTGGGAGAACGCGACGGGTAAGACCGCCACGCTGATTACAGAGTAACACCATGCCCGCAGGACGCCCGACAAAATATACCAAGCCCCGTATTGACGCGATTCTCAATGTTCTCAAAATGGGAGCCACGCGCCTCGCTGCCGCCGAAGGGAACGGGATAGACTACGATACCTTCCGCGAGTGGATGCTGAATAAACCGGACTTTTCCGGATCAGTCACGCAGGCGGAGAGCCAAGCGGAGTTGCTTTTTACCTCTGTCCTGTACAAAGCGGGCAAAGGAACGGCGGAAATACCCGGCGATTGGCGGGCGGCAGAAAGTTGGTTGAAGCGGAGACGACGGCATGAATGGAGTGACAACCTCACGGTACGAAACGATTCAGAGGCTGCTCGACTGCTTGCCGAATTGTTCGCCGAAAATGCAGGAGACGGTCTCGGCGCGGCTCCGATTGGAATTGAATCGTAGGCAGGGAACGCAGGTTGAAAGTCGTATCGCCCCGTTCCCTGACTGGCTCGAGCAGGTAACGCCTACATGGAATTGGGACTGGCACTACCAGCGTAGAATACAAACCGCACTCGCAGAAATCACAGATGGCACGTGCAAGCGTCTTATGCTATTCATGCCTCCGCGTCATGGCAAAAGCGAAATGACAACGGTACGCTATGCGGCGTGGCGATTGGAGCGCAACCCCGCGCATCGTGTCATTATCGGCGCGTACAATCAAACGCTTGCCGAGAAGTTCAGCCGGAAATGTCGGCGTATCGCGGAGCCGCGTGTCGCACTCGCACAGGATAGAAAAGCCGCAAGTGAATGGGAAACCGTCGCAGGTGGTGGTGTGCGTGCTGTAGGCGTTGGTGGCGGTATCACGGGCATGGGCGGTGACCTCATCGTGATTGACGACCCGGTCAAATCGCGTGAAGAAGCCGAATCAGAGGTCTATCGGGAGAAAGTTTGGAACTGGTATACCGACGACCTGTACAGCCGCCTCGAACCGAACGGCGCGATAGTTTTAATAATGACTCGCTGGCATGACGACGATCTTGCAGGGCGTATTTTAGAGAGTGAGCAATCGGGGCAGTGGAAGGTGATCCGACTGCCCGCGCTTGCCGAAGAGGACGATCCACTCGGCAGGGAGATAGGCGACCCGCTTTGCCCTGAGAGATTCGATACTGAGGCACTCGCAGACATACAGCGCACGATGAGTGGCTATTCGTGGGAATCGCTGTATCAACAGAACCCAACGCCGAAAGAAGGTAGTTTCTTCGTTGTTTCCAAACTCGAAATAGTGGACGCGATTCCAGCAAACCTCAAAGCGTGCCGTGCGTGGGACTTGGCAGCGACAAAGGCGGGCGGTGACTATACCGCAGGGGTCAAGATGGAAACGGGAACGGATGGCATATTCTACGTTTCCGATGTGGCACGCGGTCAATGGGACAGCGACGAAGTGCGCCGGAACTTGAGACAAACCGCCGACTTAGACGGGCAGCGCGTAAGCGTTCATTTGCCGCAAGACCCCGGTCAAGCGGGCAAAGACCAAGCGCAGCAACTCATGCACTTGCTTGCGCGGTATCCGGTCAAAGTAGAACCGGTTACGGGCGCGAAAGATGTTCGGGCAGGCGGATTTGCGGCACAGGTCAACGCCGGGAATGTCCGACTCCTGCGCGGCGATTGGAACAAAGCGTTTATTGAGGAATTGCGGGCGTTTCCGCACGGCAAGCATGACGATATGTCAGACGCCGCATCTGATGCTTTTAACGAACTGGCGGCGACTCGTAAAATCGTCTGGCGGGCTGCATAACCAATGCCGAACAAATTCCAAACTCTATTGCGCTCGTTTAAGAGCCGATTCAATACCTCCTTGTTTGGCTCTGACGGGGACGTAGGGGCGACCACACGCGGCAGGAGCGGCAGAACCTATGCCGTGCCGTCAACGGGCATAGATTGGGAATCGGAAGTCGGCGACCTGCGACACGTGCCGGTGGTGCAAGCGTGTCTCAATTACATTATACGCAATCTCTCACAATGCCCTCCCTGCGTTGAGGCGTTGAACGCTGAGGGCGAATACGAGGCAATAGACGGCTCTCTGCTCGTTGACCTGCTCCTCAATCCTAATCCCGATTGGGATTGGTGGGTCATGCTGTTTGCGGTGGTTGCTGACTATATGGAGGATGGAAACGCTTATCTGCCCATCGAACGCAAGACGAACGGCGGGCTGCCCTCTGAACTGTACTATCTGCCCGCGAACATCGTCACGCCGAAACGCGACAAAAAGACGGGGATGCTCTATTTCGAGTATCGTGTTCGAGGCGTGATGCAACGCATAGAAGCCGCCGAAATGATACATATTCGGCATGGCGTGGACAAGCGGAACACCCTGCGCGGCGTGTCTCCGATAGCGTCCTCTGTAGCAGACGCTTACGTATTACAGATGGGGATAACATATAGCGCAAAAGCGATGAAGAACGGCGGTCTTGTCGGCGTAACGATTAGCCCGAAAGCGTTGCCGGACGGCGCGACGCTCGACGTTGACCCGAAAGAGATACAGGATTTATGGGTAGACCATGCAACCGGCGACGGGGCAGGAAAGCCGTTTGTTTCGAGCATCCCGATAGATGTTGAGTACCCGAATGTGACGCCGCAAAGCATGGCAATAGATACCATGTTAGATCGTCCTGAGAGCAGTATCACGGCACTTATGGGACTGCCCCCGCAGGTTGTCGGCGTTCATGTCGGGCGGCTTGCTAAAACGTATGCCAATATGAAAGAGGCGCGAGAAGCGGCGTGGGAGGAATGTTTGCTCCCGCTCGGCATGGCGATTTATGGGCAGATTGGAACCACGCTGCTGCCGCAAATGTCTGCCAATGCCGACAATGAACGCCTCACAATGGACATACGCGCCGTGCGTCCTCTACAGCCCGATTTAGACGCACTGTATACCCGCGCTAATAATGTGTGGGACAGAAATTTGATAGACCGCGAACAGTATAAAATCATGGTGGGGATAAAGCCCGCCCCCGGTGATAAGGGCGTATACAAGCAGGACAACGTGCCGGAACCGGTTGCACCCGCAGGATTCCCGAAACCGAAAAGCCCGGCTAAAGCGTTTTTAGAAGAGTATGCCGAAGAGGTTGCACTCAGGCGCGAACAATGGATTGACGGCGACGGCATGAAAGGTTTTGAGTAATGGAATGGGTACTGTATTCAGAGCGAAAACCTGAAA